CAAATGTTAACCAATCTGTTAGGTTTGCTGAAGTTGTTAAAGTAGGCGAACCTGCTGTTCCGAAATCATATGCTGTTCCATATGTTAGTATCCTAGAACCTGTTCCATCTTGTGTGACTTTTAGCAGATATGTTCCACCGTCAACCATTCCTGTTGGGTTAAGAATCTCATGATTTCCACCTAGTGTTACTTTAGCAACCTGAGCTGTCGCTAGAGGCCAAGCAATTGTTGCGCCATCTGTTAAATCAAAAGTTCCAAAATTCTGTTGTGCTGTAAAAACAGTTGCTACACCAGCTTGAACGAAGCTAGATGATACACCGCTATTGCTACTTGAATAGCTATACCACATTGAATTACCAGCAGTAACTGAAATTCCATCATATTGATTATGTAGTGTGATAGTAGATAGACCGTTAATAGTATCAGAACCATTTGGTGCTAAGATAACAGTATTCACACCTGAATCAACTTTCTTTAAAGGAACTGTGAATCCTAGTGGCACTGATGCCAAAGATGGTAAATTAGTGGTTAACGTACCGCTAGTGGCATCACCTAATAGCAAAACATTAGCATCTGTTATTAACACATTATAAGTAGGCGCAGTAATCGTCTTAGACGGTAAATTGCCCGGTGTTGGTGCTGTTCCTGGATTATTGCCTACATAAGACATATCATTAACCTCAATTTATTCTTTGTTTATTTGTTGCCTAAGATTTGTTTCTTCGCTTCTTTTCTAGCATCCGATAATGTTTTAATCATATCGTCGTTATATTCTTGACCAGCAATTTCTTTATGGTCATAATCTATTTCATGTGCTGGAACTACAGTTCTTTTACCTACATAAGTATCTTCTTCTTCAACTTTAGTGGGTTCTGGATTCGTTTTAGCTGCTACGTCAAAATCACCAGTTACAGCAACTCTTGCATCGCTTTGCTTAACGCAACGAGCTAATTCATATCTTAGTTCATTAAAAGCAACAGGTAGCCCTAAAGTAACTTCAAATATCATTACTTCACAGTTAACTGGATTTTCAAATCCTAGTGCGTTAGTTTGGAATATAGTTTTCTTAGGAGCACTTATTTTTATAAGATCATATCTTTTTAGATGTTCTTCAATACGATCAACGTCTTTATCAGTTAAGTCGCAAGCGAATCTTATCTTGACCGTATATTCTTTTCTAACACCTAATAAGTAATCGCTTAGAGATTTCATAGTTTTTAGATCTTTATCATTCATTTATAGTAATATTTATCACTATTATTATTTTTCGTCTTTGAAGGCGTTAAGTATGTCTGCTCTACTTGTTACTATTATCTTTCCCTGAAATTCATTGTTTGATTCTGTTACTTCTTTCTTAGTCTGAAATACTTTCTCTGCCTTTAATAATAATTCCATCTTTCTTAATTTAGCATTAACTTTACTATTCTTCGCGTCTAATGCTTTACCTAACATCGCTACTGCTGCCTCATAAAACTTGCCAGAATATCTAGTGTCTGAGAAATTATCAGCAGTTTCCATTAAATTCTTATAGGAATCAAAGGCCTCTTTAGCAATTTCATCAAACTCTTCATCACTTCCATCTACATCAACGCTAAGCACTTTATCTAATTCATTTATTGTATTTAAAGCTGGTAGATTCGTATCATCTTCAGAATTATCTTCTATATCATCATTAATTTTGTTGATTTTATCTATAGTATCTTTAACATTAGATATATCACCCATATTAAATAGCGCATCTAGATTTTTGTTTTTACTCATAGTTATTTCCTAAAAAATAAGTCGCGCTCTGTCACGAGGCGCCAAGTGATCCTGTTCTTTTTACAGAATGCTCTAGCTGCTTCCCATTTAGCGTGATTTAATGCCACTGTCATTTTATCTTGTTTAGACTTAGCCATTTCCATAATACTTTGGTTTGCTGGCTTAATTTCTATTAACTCTATATGCTTATTTCCATTCATATCTGCATATGAAATTAGAAGATCCGGATGGTATTTGTGAATCTTTCCATCTAGTGGACTTCTGTATGGTATTGCTATAGGTTCGCTCGCCCAAGATTCAACCAATGGTTGCTCATCTAAATAAATGAACATCTTCAATTCCCAAGAACTTCTATATATAGGATAAGTATTACCTACATATTTCTTAGGATTTTTAGGCTTAAATGTTCCTTGTGCGAATCTTGCCATTTAAAAAAACAAAGGAGTTGAACCGCTTGTAAAACTTCCTGTACCAACATCTCTTACTGATTGTCCTGCTGCTGTTCTTATGCCAACACTCTCAACTAATTGACTCGTTAAAGATAGGGGATTAAATGATGCCTCTCCAAATGTTGTATTAACTTTAGGACCCAAAGCAGATAATCCAGCACCAACTAAAGTAGATGCAGCTATATTAGATACTAATGGATTTAATCCAAAACTACTAAAAACATTTGATAGTAAATCAGTTCCTGCATTTATAATATTTGCAAATCCAGGTAATCTAAAACCACCTATGCCAGAACCTAAGTCATTAACTAAAGGCAATCCAAGTAACTCTGCTATATCAGGTGTAACTATTTCATTAACAGAATCAACTACTATGCCTTCATACTTACAAACCATATTAGCAACCATAGGATCACTACTTTCGCTATTAAAAGTCTGGAAATCAACTGAGGTAAACTTTGGATTTATAAAGCTTATCTTAGTATATGTTTGGTCGTATACTTCATATAATTCTATTCTATCAAAGAAATATCCATTATTTGGACTTTGGTCTGCTTGGAGGCCCCAATTTGAAATATATTCAAAGTTATTTGTAGTTATATCATAGTTCCAAGAATTATCATCTTTATTTCGGAAATCACCATAATAGAATTGACTATATGCTTGTATTAATTGTAAAGCATGGTTATCAACCACATCATAAAAACTAAAAGCTAATGGACCGTACTTAATTCCTGTTTGGATTAATCTCTTCTTATTATATTGATTAACTTCTTGGATATCATAGGTAAAATTTATTCTTTCAAAGGTTTTAACAAAGAAGCTAGTCGTACCTATAAATTCAGGATCTAAGAATCTGCTAACAAAGTTAACATAGAACATGAAGGGCATCTTCGGAATATTATATCCAGAAGGACTATTCAGCCTAAATCTTTGTTGAGCACCTAAAAAAGCCATGGTCTAACTTGTATCGAAAAGTATATAGTGATATTTATCTGTATTAAGACGTTGATTTTTAAGGTAAGAAAAAGAGGGTTACCCTCTTTAGAAAAGTATTAATAAGTGTACTTAGAGTACACTTATTAATTAAAATTTAAAGTGTTGAACCTTGAGGATCAGCAGCGGGAGTAGCCATCAAAGGATTGCCAGCCTCATCGTAATGTGTTGCATTATCATAACGAATGCTAAAACTAATAGTTTTAAAACCATCCATTGCTGTGTAGTCCATTCCATCAGGAGCATAATCAGTAAGGAAACAACCTTCTAGCTGCCAAGTTTCTAACACTGCGGTATTACCACCATCCATGGTTTCTAGGAATGTAGTAAACTTAACATCAGTAGCAGATCTATAACCAGTTTGGTTAAAGTGATCAAATTGTCTTTGTATTTGCGCATCTAATTGCGTATTTACAGAATTTGTAACATCATCACGAACTACACAGTCTACAGGATCCCAGCTTGACTTACCAGGAAAATAAGCAATAGAATTGTAAGCATGTACTTCACCAGTTGCTTGTTTAAGCACTGGAAATTTAATAGTTTGTGCATTTAATGTAAGAGGAACTGCTGTATTTCCAATACTACCAAAGTTCAGGAACCTTACTCTAAAAAGATATTTCTTCTTAGGCATCATCATAGGTCCTTGACGTCCACCGTCAACTGGAACTCCGAATTTATTTAACGTGAATTCAAAGGCCATTTATGTTCTCTCCAAGGTATTTAATCGAATAATCGTTTTATACTGATATTTATCTTTTATTAACTATTTTTTCATACTGGATTTTTGATTCAAAGAAAAAGGGGCGTATTAAGCCCCTATAATCAAACAATGTCTTATCTTATTAAGATAGAGACGTTCCGGTAGCAACTAAAGTAATTGGCAAGTATATAAAGTCAATACTCTTCTGTGGTATAATTGCTACAGATATATTTAGAATGTTGGAATCTATGCTTTCAGGACTGTTGTTTGTGGTGTCACAAACAACAGCAAAATCAGTGACCGCCTCTAAAGCTAACAAATCACCCAAATATCTTTGTACGATACTTTGTGCTGCTGCTCTAGTAGTATCATTGTTCAGCTGAAACAAGAAAGGTTGTACTAAGTTATTCAATTGATATCTCAAGAAACAAACAAGTCTAGCAACATTAACTCTGCTCTGTGCTGTTTGGATAGCTTCTAAAGTAACGTCACCATAAACCGTTAATCCACGGTTTGGCAAGAATGCAATAGGATTAATGTCATTAGTAAACAATACATCACGTTGACCTTGATTTAACATTACTGGCTGATAGTCTCCAGCAGCATTAATATAACCTACACTAGAAGCATTAGTTACAACACCACGTTGTGTTCCAGCTGGTGAGAACCAAGGATAAGCAACATTATCATTATAAGCAAAAGTACTCAATGCTATATGACTCGCTGGAGCAACAACGTTATCTCCATTTAAATCAGTAGTCAAAGCATGTGGATAGTATTCTGCAGCATATGTATAAAGATTTGTACGACCAAATTCGTCTGTTTCTGGTCTATTCAATGTGTTAGTAGCCCAATTAGTAACACTAGTTCCATCAGGGGCCAATCTTAATGGCACATCAGGTATAATAAAAGCGACTTCTTTAATGTCGATATTGAGGTTAATTAAATCAGACATTACCTCAGGATATGCAGGAGCAGCTAACAAGTTATAGTATACAAACTCACTTCTGATATCTTGATTAGAAACTATTTGAGCAGCTATTGCTTCAACAACTACGTTATGCTGAGCAAATCTTCCCATAAAAGGAGAACCATCGAATTGATTGCCACTCGCAGTTGTCCAACGGGCAACATATGTTGGTGCTGAGAAGCTAGCGGCTCCTACTGTATATGAACCTTGTCCAGTGAAATACGTTGGATTCCATTCTTTAACATTATAAGTTGAATATCTAGTATTAAATAATAGAATTCCAGCTGGATATGTTTCAGGATTAGGTGTATCTTCATCAACATAATCACTAACTAACATATCAGTTGTTGCTGTACTTCCTGTTGCTGTTCCGTCTGCATTAGGTCTCGCATCTGCAAAAACAATACCAAAAGGAGTTGTTGAATCAGTCTT